ATAATACCACAATATGGTAACTTCCTACTAGATATATTATCTACTGATGTATGCTGATATTCAACTGGTTCTATACCTACATATATATCCTCACCAATCTTATAACCTTCCCATACTTCAGGAATCCAATCCCATTCAATTTTTTCATCACCAGAAACTTTATAACCTTCGCCTACAATAGTTTCCTGTGGTTCACCATTTTCCCCTACATATGTAAGGAAGCCTATCTTTTTATAAGATCTCCATACACCATGATAAACATCAATCAAATTAAGATCAATATTATTGTCATGTATATACTTTCTAGTAGTCATATCCCTCATTAGAATCTGCCCATCAAGATTACTACCAGCCATTGTTGAGCCAGAATAATGACCTTCACCTGCAAATTCTAGCATCCTATCTAGATCGTCTTCGTCCATTATATCAAAGAATCTATCATAAATAGAGGATGGTGTCATCTGCATATATCTTACAAACCAATCCCCATCTTCTATAAATTCTATATCAGGGTCTTTGTCATAACTACAATTCAAAGGATTTACTCTTTCTAAGAAAGGCTCTCCATTAACAGTAGATACATAATATATCACCTCTGTAGATATCAACCCATCTCTCCAACCTTTAAGAAATTCGTTGTCAAGATTTAGTTTTTGCCTTAAATAATTTAAAGCATGATATGCTGTTTCTTCTGCTATAGTTTTATAATTGTACTTCAGATATTTCTGTATCTCTTCAGGAGTAACTGGTTGTCCTTGTTCATCCGTGCTTGTGCCAACTACATTTGATATGTACTGCATAAGTAGATCTTTTTTCTTATTCTGAAGTTGTGTAACAACCTCTGGATTAGTTTGTATAACTCTTATATCAAAAGGTCGTTTAGATTCCTCACCAATCAAAAGATCAATCTTAGGCCTAATAATATTGAAGTTTTGAATTTTTGCTGGGAAACCATCTTCCACTTTAAAAGGATTAGTGACATACTTCAGATCATTCTCATCATATTCACTATTATACAATCCGTACCAGGTAGACATCTCTGTCTTGCGAGAGGAACTTAAAGTACCAGCTGACTCTCTAGATATGACTGAATCAAGGGAAGCCTTACGCCACTCCTCAGTCTTTTTGCTCAGTGGTAATTTTTGTACCGGAAAATTTGACTTATCTACCATTTTATAAATTTAATTAATTAGAAATTTCTATATAAACCATCTTTGAACAAAACATTTTTTTCAATGTCTTTATTCTTTTTAACAGTAACAGAGTATAGTTCTCGTAGATAAATCATGATCTGAATCATCGCCATAACCCTATCAAAGTTACCATTGTCATTGTACGCTATGAGCTCTTCAAGTAGCGCTTCTGAGAATATTTTTGTTAAGTTTTTCCTACCTGGTGCATACTCCTCATTCAACCAATCCTTCAATAACCCTATGCCCCAAATCTTTAAAGGCTTGTTCATGTGACAACCCTTTAGCCTTTTTACTGTCATTACACCTACTATATCTCTGATTATATCAGGTTGATCCGCAAGTAGGTAATCACATTTCTTATGTAAAAAATAATCGAAGATACCTTTATTTTGATTTTCATACATGATCTTTGCTTTGAAATACATTGCTAACATTCTAACTTTCTCGTAGAATATTTCAGCTTTTTCAGGTCTACCTGTGTACTCAGCTACTGGTATATCATAATAAGCTTCAAAGTTTTGAAACCTTTTATATACAATACAAGACCCTAAAGAGTCTGTAGTAGACTGATCATAATCATATGAGTCACAACCTATGACATATAAACCATAAGGTATATCATCTGGTGGGTGTTCCCATATAACTATAGCACCTGCTGGATCATCATTGACAGACACTCTGTACCTTGTTAGATCCTTATATTTTGTGTTAATTTCCCACTTAACAACACCATCTTTGTCAAAAAATAAGTCACCTACTTGCTTAAATTCCTTAAGTTTAGTAGAGTTTCTTATCTCTGCTAAATGTCTTATTAAATCTTTCTTAGGGAATATGTTACCAGATATCTGTAAAGTAGCTTCCATTGGGTTAAATGGCCTTTCAGCAATATACCTATCAATAGAAGTCTTGTCACTAGAATTCTCTATAATCTTATCCCTTTGTTGCATGGCCCATATCTTAGTAATATGTACATTGGAGTTGCCATTATCATCCATAAAGGATATACCATTAGCATCCTTACCATACATATTATAAAATTCGGGTACAAAAAATCCACAACCTTTACCATCTAATGCACCATCATCCCATATGTTTCTTATAGGTAATGTGTTATATGCATCTGGTTCATAGAACAAATCCTTTAACCCTGCATAATCTGCATCTTCAGTACCACCAGTACCATATGCAATCATCAAACCAAACGCTACGTTACCGTCTTCAACAGATGGTCTAGCTATTTGCCATGCTTCTTTAAGCCCAGGGAACTTACCTGCCTCTTCCCATATAATAAGTTTAGCTCTTTTACCCCTAGCCTTCTGTGCATCGTTCTTCAAACTTACACCAATGATCTCAGAACCCCAACCTTTCTCTGAAGATATACCATATTCATCATTTGCTTTTAAAACAAAAGATGCACGTTTGTGCATAACAGTATCCTTTTTCTGTCTCCTTTTACCCCAAGCAGTATTAGTATCAATAAAGCTCATCATGTCCCAAGCTTTATTTAAAGTACCATCTTTTGTTAAGAATTCTGCCTCAGCAGCTATAGCATATGACTTAGATTTAGGTATACAATAGAAGTTTCTACACATCATAGAAGCTCCTTTAAAAGAATAACCAGCTCCACGTTTCTTAATTACAACTAGATGTTTACCTTTTTCTTCAGCATCCTCTATAGCTTCAAAGTAAGCTCTATCATAATCATAATATTTAGGGAACTCTTCTGGCCTATCTTTAGACTGTCTTTTTCTACCATAAGGGTCTGTAAACTCCCTTACTTTAGTTACTATAATCCTAGTATAATTTAAATAAAAATAGAAATAACCTGATATATATTCACCATCTTCAGTAGTATAACCAAATATACAGCGCTTTAACTCCTCATCCCAATACTTCATATAGGCTTTAGTACCTACTGGAGCATTAGTATAGTAGCCATAAGTCTCATAAGTTATAGCAGCTTGTCTAAATTTTGCACTATTATCACAAAATTTAACATCAACATCGTGTAAATATCCTGACATTATTCTATTCCATAATCAAAATCATCCCTAGGTACTTCATAAAGACCTATGTCTCCCCCACCTCTAACATTGGAAGATTCCATCTGTTCTTTACGTACCATATCTTCTAAGATACTTAAGGATTTAACTATACCAGCAACTTCTTTTAGATTAGAAGACAAATCCCTAGAAGAATAAACAGGTTTACCACTGCTATCTTTTAAAGAAAAATCCACTGTATCAAAGTATTCAGCTAATTTGTCTGCTGCCCTCTTTGCTGATCTAAGTAGTCTAGAATTAGTTGTTTGCTTTAGCTCTTTATATTTATCTATTGCTTTTAATATGTCTTCATCTGGAGTCCATTTCTCACCCATAAAATCCTTTACAAGAATGTTTTCCCTGTCAAGATCTTTATATGCTCTGTATGGGTTATTTATAGACTCATCACACAAAAATACAACATAAGAAATTTCTTTAGTAGCCTTATGTTTCTCTTTGGATTTATCTTTATCCCAAAGTTTTCTGAACTCTGGTATTACTAATGAGTTGGCATTAAGCACAACTTTATTATTCTCTATATCGAATACTTGCATTATCTATTATAAGCTTTCCAACCGTCCCAAATCATATTTATCTTTTCATAATCGCCTGCTTTAAAGGCTTCTTCTATCACATCTTTAAAAGATCCTATTGTAGGTAATTCAAATCCTAGAGTAGTAGCCATCATAATTGATACGTCATACAAATTCTCTAGTAATATCTTTTTACGAGTTTCTGTTCTCATAGTCTTATTTTTGTAATTTCCCTTTTGACAAAAAGCCCCAACATATGGTAACCTTAATCCTTCCTCTTCAAAAGAATCAGTTACCATATACTTGAGGTATGCGAAAGGTGAATTTATTATTTCCTTACAAACTCTTGGG